ACAGACGGAGATGGCGTAGTCACTGAAGAAGAAATGGCTATGTACGAGCGTAGAGTTCGTTTTGAAAATGAAGACAAAAAAGAAGACGCTCAAAGAAACATGGCTTGGTTTGCGCTGGCAGGTATGTTGCTATATCCATTGTCTGTTGTACTAGCAGTTGGATTAGGACTAAGTGAAGCAGCAAAGATATTAGGCAGCATGGCAAGTGTTTACTTTGTATCAGTAGCTGCTATCGTTGCAGCGTTCTATGGTGGACAAGCATACTCGAAAGGTAAACGATAATGGCAATGACTCAAGCAGAGAAACGTGCAGCAGCAGTAAAACGTGCTGGTGTTTCTGGTATCAACAAACCAAAGCGTACACCTGATCATCCTAAGAAGTCACATATTGTTGTAACAACAAAACCAAACGGAGATCCTCTTACTATTAGATTTGGACAAAAAGGTGCTAAGACTGCAGGTAAACCTAAAGCAGGTGAGTCTTCTAAGATGAAAAAGAAACGTGCATCATTTAAAGCACGTCACTCAAAGAATATAGCAAAAGGTAAAACCAGCGCAGCGTACTGGGCAGATAAGGTGAAGTGGTAATGGCAACACCTACAAATAAAGCTCTATATAATAGAGTAAAGAATGAAGCTAAGAAAAAGTTTAAGAAGTGGCCCAGCGCATATGCAAGTGCTTGGTTGGTAAAAACATATAAAGCACGTGGAGGTAAGTATAGTGGCTCGTCTAAAAACAAAGTCAAATCACGTACTACCTAGTCGTAGATCTTTTGCCAAAGGTGGTCTTGGTAAATGGTTTGGAGAAGAGTGGACAGACGTAAAGACAGGTAAGAAGTGTGGACGTTCTGGAGCTAAAGATAAAGGTAGACCATATCCTGCGTGTAGACCAAAAGCAGTAGCAGGTAAAATAAGTAAGAAAGAAGCAGCAAAGAAGACTGGACCAAAAAGTGTTAAATGGTCTACTACAGCGTCAGGAAGGAAGAGAAAGAAATGAAGAAGACAAAGTGTCCAAAGTGTAAAGGAAAAGGTTGCTCTCATTGTGGAGGAACAGGTTATCATAAATCTAAAATGAATAAAGGTGGTGTTATGGGTAAAAAGATGAATAAAGGAATGAAAGCGTTAAAGAAAGCTGCTCCAGCTGTAGCTAAAAAGATGGGTTACATGGGCGGTGGAATGGCTGTTGATTACGAGACAGGCATGGCTCCAATGCAAGAAGACGGCATGGCTATGGGCTATGGTGGCATGGTCAAAAAGAAAAAGAAGATGGCATATGGCGGTATGGCTAAAAAGAAAATGGCATACGGTGGAATGGCTAAAAAAGCTAAAGGCTTTGCACATGGCGGTAAAGCTTGTGGTGCATCTAATCCTCCAGCACGTCCTATTAAAAAGATGGGCCGTGGAAAATAATGACTACTAAATTTTATCATAAATATAAAGACGCACTAGAAAAGTATGGTTATCGAGTAGATGAGCATGGTTATGTTTGGGATTCACAAGGAAACCAAGCAGCAGGTGAAGATAACTACGGAAATGTACAAAGTAAAGATCCTAACGTTACTCAAATCTGTCAAGACGCTGAAGCTAGTGGCATGTTTAATTTAGTTAAAAAAGTAGCTAAGAAGGTAAAGAAAGATGCGAAGACCAAGACGCCCAACTAGAAGTCCTTCAGTAAGACCACGTAGACCTACTCGTATCCCAGGTACAGGTAGAACTCCACGTAGACCTACTCGTACTCCAACTAGAGGTAGGACTCCTACTACACGTACACCAACACGTACACCAAGCAGACGTACACCATCTCCTAACCAGCAAAATGCTGCACGAGCAAGGACAAACAATAGAGGTAGACCTACTGCACCACGTAGTCAAGGACCAAGTAGAGGCGGTCCACGTAGAGGTGGTTCAGGTAGAGGACCGCAAGGTGGGCGTTCACCAACAGGTATGGCTGGATTCCGTGGTACTAGTTTTGAGCAAGCTCAAGGACGTGGTACTTTTCAAGGTAGAGGCAGCGCAAGTGGACCAGCAGGATCTAGAGCAGCTAAAAGAGCAGAGTCTCTAAGACAAATGCAACAACAAACAGATCAGCAAAGACAAGCGCAAAGCAGAAGAGAATCAGATGCAGCCAATAAAAGGATGGCTGATCGTAAAGCGAAAATGGCGGCTGATAGAAAACGACGAGAAGAATATAGAAAGAAATTAGCTGAACAGAAAAAAGCAAGAGCCGCAACAAATGCAAAATTCAATGCAGCAGAAGCAGCAAAGAAAAAGTCTAAAATACGTTATACTGATCAGAATGAAATCACAAAAGATCTCAAAAAGTTTAAAGGTAATTTAGCTAAAGGACTTACTGCAACAGGTAAAAAGATATCTCCAGAACGTAAAAAAGCTATGGATGCGGTGAATGCAAAACTTGCAAAACAAAAAGAGAATGCAGCAAAAAGAATGAAAGCTGCATCAACTCAAGATCTACAGAAAAAGCTAACGATGAAAAGAATGCCTCCAGCCTATATCGCTAGAGTAAAAGCAGAACTAAAAAGAAGAGGAGCATCGTAGCATAACGGCTATGCAATAATAGGTACTACTCACTTACCTATATTTGTGTATAACTATCTCCGCACACAAACAAAGGAGATAGTGCTATGAAAAACTTTTTACAAAAACTTTGGGCTAACCATTGTATAAGACAACAAAAACGTGCAGACTTTCGTATGATGCACATGATGACCGACAGAGAATTAAACGACTTAGGTATAGGTCGGTCACAGATAAGGGAAGCAATATATGGCGAGAAATCTAACAGATAAACAGCAGCGATTCTTAGATGTACTATTTGATGAAGCTAATGGTGATGTTGTCGCAGCTAAGAAACTGGCAGGTTACGGTGATAACAGTAACACTGCAGCGATTGTTGAATCTTTGAAAGATGAGATCGGTGAGAAGACTCGCACATATTTTGCACGTACTGCTCCTAAAGCTGCTATGGCTATGGTTGGTGCGTTGTATGATCCAACGGAACTAGGCATAAAAGAAAAGATGATAGCTGCAAAAGACTTACTTGACAGAGCAGGTCTTGGTAAGGTAGATAAAGTAGATGTCACTAGCGGTGGTGGCATCTTCTACCTACCACCAAAAGAAGGTACGAACGAATAATACCACAACGAGAACTAGGCTATTGGCAATTACCAAAGCCTCCTAAAACACATAACAAAGAATGGCACAAGATTGTCAGATTAACTAAGAAGATACCATTTGGGTATGAACTTGATCCTGACAATGATAAGTTACTTGTACCCATAGAACACGAATTAGAAGCTTTAGAGCTTGCAAAACGCCACCTCAAGCAGTATAGTTACAGAGCAGTAGCACAATGGTTGAGTAAAGAAACAGGCCGATATATATCACATATGGGCTTAAAGAAGAGAATAGAAGTTGAGCAAAGACGTAGAAAAGCATCTATCATTAAACGCAAGCTTGCCAAGTGGCTCGAAGAAACGCTCTCGGAAATCGAGAAGCTCGAATCACAAGGAGTCGGAGCATATTCAGAAGCCAGCGGAGATAGGTAGTCCCCAGTCTGATCCTATCCCAGCGCAGGTAGTAGCAGCTGAGTATGACATAGAAGAAGCACAAGAAGTTGTATTTAGACCCAATGAAGGTCCACAGACCTCCTTCTTGAGTTCTTCTGAAAGAGAAGTTTTGTATGGCGGTGCAGCTGGTGGTGGTAAGTCATATGCAATGCTAGCAGATCCACTACACGGTTTGAACGATCCTAACTTCTCTGGACTCCTTGTACGACACACAACAGAGGAACTAAGAGAACTTATACAAAAGTCACAGGAGTTGTATCCACGTGCAGTACCAGGAATCAAATGGTCAGAGCGTAAATCACAATGGACTTCTCCCAAAGGTGGTAGACTATGGATGTCATATCTGGACAAAGATACCGATGTCACACGTTACCAAGGACAGGCTTTTAACTGGATTGGATTTGACGAACTTACTCAATGGCCTACACCTTACGCTTGGGATTATATGAGATCTCGTTTACGTAGCGCACACAGTAGAGACTTAGGACTTTACATGAGAGCTACAACAAACCCAGGTGGGGCTGGACATGCTTGGGTAAAGAAAATGTTTATAGATCCTGCACCTGCAGGTCAACCTTTTTGGGCAACAGAAATTGATACTGGCAAAACAATTACATTTCCTAAAGGACACAGCAAGGAAGGCCAGCCTTTATTTAAGCGTAGATTTATTCCTGCGTCACTCTTCGATAACCCATATCTTGCCGAAGAAGGTGACTACGAAGCTATGCTCTTATCACTACCAGAGCATCAACGAAAGCAACTACTTGAAGGAAACTGGGATGTCAATGAAGGAGCAGCCTTTCCAGAGTTCGACAGAACAAAACACGTCATCGAAAGTTTTGACATTCCTGAAAGCTGGACTAAATTCAGGGCTTGTGATTATGGTTATGGTAGTTATACTGGCGTTTTATGGTTTGCTGTATCACCCGATGAACAACTAATAGTTTATCGTGAGATGTATGTCTCTAAAGTTACAGCATACGATTTAGCAGATTTAATACTTGACGCAGAATATAATGATGGTACAATAAGATACGGTGTGCTTGATAGTTCTTTGTGGCACAACCGTGGCGATACTGGGCCATCACTAGCTGAACAGATGATTATGAAAGGTTGTCGATGGCGTCCTTCAGATCGTTCACGAGGCTCACGTATCGCAGGTAAAAACGAAATACATAGACGTTTGATGGTAGATGAGTTTACTGAGAAACCTATGTTAGTATTTATGGATAACTGCACTAACACTATAGCGCAGATACCTAGCATCCCACTGGACAAAAAGAATCCAGAAGATGTAGACACCAAAGCAGAAGACCACTTGTATGATGCTCTTCGTTATGGTATAATGACTAGACCAAGAAGTAGTATATGGGATTATAACCCAGCAAATCAGCGCACAGGCTTTCAGGCTAGTGACACAACATTTGGATATTAAATATGGCAGAACAAGAAGAAATGTTTGAAACAGATCAAGTCGTAGCTGCAGAGGACAGTAACGACAGTATACTAGATCAAAAGTCAAGCGTGATTACATTTATTGAAGAAAGATATAAACGTGCAGAAGATGCACGATACACAGATGAAAACCGATGGTTAAAAGCTTATCGTAACTATCGTGGATTATATAGTTCTGATGTACAATTTACAGATACTGAAAAGTCTCGCATCTTTGTAAAAGTAACTAAGACAAAAACATTAGCAGCTTATGGACAGATTGTTGATGTGTTGTTTGGTAATAATGCATTTCCATTAACTGTATCTCCTTCTATATTACCTGAAGGTGTTGCTGAGTCTGTGCATATAAATACAGATCCTAACGCTGATAGAGCAGGTGCTAAACTAAAGTCTGTAACAGAAGATGGACCTGCCAATAATTATTTACTTGATGGTGTTACACCACTAAAACCAGGAACTACTTTACAGGACATTCAAGGAAGACTTGGTGGATTAGATAAAAAGTTAGCATCTGTTTCTGAGAAGATAGTAGAAGGTGACGGTACAACTGCAACTACAATAACATTCCATCCTGCAATGGTTGCAGCTAAAAAGATGGAAAAGAAGATTCATGATCAGCTACAAGAGAGCGGAGCTAACACTCACCTAAGAAGTATGGCATTTGAGATGGCACTTCTAGGTACAGGTGTTATGAAAGGTCCATTTGCTGTAGATAAAGAATATCCTAATTGGGATGATGAAGGTGATTACAGTCCTGTTATTAAAACAGTACCAGAGTGTAGCCATGTAAGTCTTTGGGATTTTTATCCAGACCCAGAAGCAAAGTCTATGAATGATGCTGAATATGTTGTGCAACGACATAAAATGTCAGGCACACAATTACGTGCTTTGAAGTCACGTCCTTTCTTTATGGATGATGCAGTTGATATGGCTGTAGCTAGAGGACCAGACTATACTCAGAAGTACTGGGAAATGACTATGGAGGATGATGAAACTAATCCATTGTCAGAGCGTTGGGAAGTCTTAGAGTTTTGGGGCTATGTAGATACTAAGATCTTAGAAGATCATGGTGTTAACGTACCTGCAGAACTAAAAGGTTTAGATCAGATTAACTGTAATATCTGGTCATGTAACGGTGAAGTGCTACGTTTTGTACTAAATCCATTCAAGCCTACACGCATTCCTTACTATGCTGTACCATACGAGCATAATCCATATTCATTCTTTGGTGTTGGTATTGCAGAAAATATGGATGATACACAGACATTAATGAATGGCTTTATGCGAATGGCTATTGACAATGCTGCGTTATCTGGTAATCTTATTATTGAAGTAGATGAAACTAACTTAGTACCTGGACAGGACATGTCTGTATATCCAGGCAAAGTATTCCGTAGACAAGGCGGCGCACCAGGACAGGCTATCTTTGGTACAAAGTTTCCAAATGTAGCAAATGAAAATATGCAACTATTTGATAAAGCGAGGCAACTAGCAGATGAGTCAACGGGATTCCCATCATTCGCACATGGACAAACAGGTATCAGTGGTGTTGGTCGTACTGCTTCTGGTATTAGTATGCTTATGTCTGCTGCCAACGGAAGTATCAGAACTGTTGTTAAGAATGTAGATGACTATCTGATTGGACCGCTAGGTAAAGCATTCTTTGCATTCAACATGCAGTTTGACTTTGACGAAGATATTCGTGGAGACTTAGAGGTACACGCATCAGGTACAGAAAGCTTAATGGCTAACGAAGTACGTAGTCAACGCTTGATGCAGTTCTTACAAGTTGCACAGAATCCAGTGCTTGCACCTTTTGCAAAAATGGATTATATTATACGTGAGATTGCTAAGAGTATGGATTTAGATCCTAACAAAGTAACTAACTCTATGGCAGACGCAGCAATACAAGCAGAGATATTAAAAGGATTTCAAGCTCCAGCAGCAGCACCTGAAGGTGAAGGTGAAGGGCAAGGTCCACAAGATGTCTCTGATACTTCAGGAGGTGGAGGATCACAGATAGGCACAGGTACAGCACCTGTTCCAGGCGAAGAAGGATTTACAGGCGATGCATCTGAAGCAGCTGGTTAATGACAAAGAATGTTATGAGCAATATTTACAACACATAGAAGATTTAATATACCTACGACAACGTGCGCTGGAAACAGCTAATGAACCTCACATCATACACAGACAGCAAGGTGCAATAGATGCACTTAGAAAACTTAAACTTTTACGGGAGACACTGAATAATGGCTGAAGAAAATAAACCAGAAGTAGACGAGTTCGGTGACACAAGAGGTGTTGATCCTGTATCAGGTAATCCTATACCTATAGGTTCTACTGCAGAGAATGTACGAGATGATATCCCAGCGCAGTTAAGTGAAGGTGAATATGTTGTACCTGCAGACGTTGTAAATTACTGGGGCATTAAATTGTTTGAGGATCTAAGAGCAGCTGCTAAAATGGGCTGGCTTAGAATGGAAGCTACTGGACGTATAGGTGGTGATGATATAGATCCTGAACCACAGCCAGATACTACTGGTTTAGGTTTGACTTTAGATGACTTAGAAATAATGGATGATGGTCAAGACGAAGCACCAGAAGGTATGAATAAAGGTGGCATGGTTGAAGTACCACCAGAAGGTGCATTCTTAGGCAAGCTATTCTCACGTATTATTCGAGGTGATGTAGAGTCTGACGATGCTAAACCTAGAGATAGGTCTTTTAAAGCCATAAAAGAACGAGCAAGAAAACAAAAAGACACACGTAATCGTGCAGAAGAATTATTAAAAAGATTTAGAGAAAAACGTGATGAGGCTGCTAGAGATAAAACTGGTAAGCCTAAAATAGACTTTGGTTTTCGTGGTAATCCTATGGAACGTGCTTCTCGTAAGTATGGTACAGAGTCTGAACCAACACAGAACAAACCATTACGTAGCAATAAAAGTCCAGGCAGTGTTAGACAAGCTTATAGAGGTATGCCTGAAAAGCAAGAAGAAACATTTGCTAAACGTTTAAACTTTCCTGGTTTTGCTGAAGGTGGTGCAGTTGAAGATTTTCCAATCGTTACGCCACCCAGCGACATCTTTCAAGAAGGTAACCCAGGAGGTTTTGGTTCTGGTTACGCTAATGATTTCATACAAAACCAGCAAGGTGTTATGGAAGCACGAGAGTACCAAAACGAAGCAGGACATAAAATTATTATAATGTTCTTAGATGGTGAACCTATTACTCCTATTCCTGAAGGTTACTATCCAGTAGCAGATGGAGCAGTCATACCTGTAGATCAGGATGTAGGTGAGGTTATTGCTAATGTTGGAAAGTCACGCAGTAATGATGACGATGATGATGGTCCTACTGTAATTCCAACGCCTATAGATTATAAAGCATTATCTGTTGATGAACTAGGTAAAATGGTAAAAGATCAAACCAGCTTAAAAGGAGATTTAATATCTGCTGGTATGGGTATGATAAATCCTATTCTTGGTCTTGTTACTAAGTTTGCTATGTATGATCAGGCTAAGAAAACAGAAGCAGAACTTATTCGTAGGCTAGAAGAAGGTGGAGATGATATGCCTGTCTACGAAAAAGAATATCTAGAAGGACTTCTTGAAACAGCACAAGCAGATAAGCCTGGTTTAATACAAAGACTCTTTGGTGATGATGAAGAAGCTAAGAAAAAAGCAGGTATTACACCAGAAGAAGAACTAGGTGCAGGTGAGCGGCCTGAGATTGAAGTAACTGAGTTAGAGCCTATTCAAGGATATACACCAGAGTTAGTAGATAATTCAAGTCCTCATACTGCAGAACCTTACATACCATCCAGCTATGGTCCTGAGATAATGGCTGAAGTAGAAAAAGCATCTAAAGAAGCGGCTCTTAAAGCATTTAAATCTTATGCTCCTGTAACATCTTCTAGTGATGATAAACCTAATGTAACGTATCGTCCTGATGATAATGATGACTTTATTCAGAAAGTATTGGACAACCCAACATCCTTCTTACCTCCAACTCCATCTGATGATGACGATGATGATGACGGTCCTCCTGCACCATCTTACACAGCACCAGGCGGTTTATACTCTGAACCAGGAAGACCTACTGGCGGTAATCGTTCAGGTTTTGGCGGTGGAGGCCGAAATAAAGGCGGCATCGTAGAAAAACAAATGAAAGACATCTTAAAAAAATAAAATATCCATATAACCATAAGGCTACCCAGCGCAAGCTGGCCCCAACATAAGGAGTAAAAAATGTCGGAAGCTTTACAACAGGCAGTTGACGCTGCACCACATAAACGTAATCAAGCACGAATTGATGCAGATATGGCAGAACTCGAAGCTTTAATGAAAGGTATGACTGGTGAACAAGAAAGTGAAGAAGTCGAACCCGATAGCGAAGAGCCTGAAGCTGAACCAGTACAGGCAGAGAGTGATACCGAACAAGAAGAAGAACATGAAGATGAAGCACAAGAAGACGATGATGAAGAGTTAAGTGCTGAAGAAAAGAACTTCAAAAAACGTTACGGTGATATACGAAGACATCTTCAAAAGAAAGAAGAAGAGTATAGTTCTAGGATTGAAGAGTTAGAAGCACAGCTATCTAAAGCAGCAAACAATGAGCTTGTACTACCAAAAACTGATGAAGAGATTGAAGAGTGGGCTAGTCAGTATCCTGATGTAGCTTCTATCATCGAAACTATTGCGGATAAAAAATCTAAGTCTGCAGCTTCTGAGTTAGAAGAACGCATTTCTGAAATAGAAGAGATGAGAGCAGAAGCTCGAAGAGAAAAAGCTGAAGCTGAATTGTTTGCTATGCACTCAGACTTTGAAGAGATTAGATCTGATGATGCTTTCCATAACTGGGCTGATGAACAGCCTAAGTGGGTACAAGATGCTCTTTATGAAAATGTAGATGATGCAAAGTCTGTATCTCGTGTAATTGATTTATACAAAGCAGATAAAGGTATCAAGAAAAAAGTTCGAGCAGCCACAGATAAAGCTGCTGCTGCATCAGTAAAAACTAAAGGCGCAACACCAGAGGCAGATGATAGTACTAAGTATTTATCAGAGTCTATGGTAGATAAGATGTCTATGACAGAATACGAGAAGCGTAAAGATGAGATAATGGAAGCTCAACGCTCTGGTAAATTTATCTATGATATTACAAGAAAATAGTTGACAAACTAAATATTGTAGATAAAACTATAGTATATACACAACAGTTAAAGTGTGTATGCTTTAATCAAGCACTAGCCACAAAAAGACTTACCTCCTAGTATTGGCCCAGCGCAGAGAGACAGCGCAGTCTCAAAGCTTAAGCTGACTACCCAAATACAAAGAGCCTCTTATAGTGGATATGTAGTGTTAATTTTCACGCCATATCTATAAGGAGAAACAACTATGGCTATTACTTCTGCAAGTGGAGGTTTTGGTTCTGGTTCTATGCCATCAACATGGTCACCAGTAATCTACTCCAAACAAGCTCAGATTGCACTTCGCAAATCTGCAGTAACAAACGCAATCACAAACAACTCCTACTTTGGAGAGATTGCAAATCAAGGTGACGTAGTTCGCATCCAAAAAGAACCAGACGTAACTGTTAACGCTCTTGAGCGTCACACAGCTATTTCTGTTGAGAAGCTAGCAAACGAAGACTTCTCGCTCACCATTGACAAAGCTAACTATTTTGCTTTCAAAATGGATGACATCGAAGATCAGTTTGCTAACGTTGACTTCTCCAGCCTAGCGGCTGATCGTGCTGCCTATAAAATGGCAGACGCAATGGACGCAGACGTTCTGTCATACTTGTCAGGTCACACATCAGCAGGTGTTAAAATTTCAACAACATCTGGTGACGCACAGCATGACACTGCTGGTAACCTAACAGGTGAATTTTTAACTGCAAACCACCTAGACGCTACAGACTTTGGTCAGTTGACCATTTCTAGCACAGCGACTGCTGGAGACTCAATTCCTCTAGCACCACGTCTACCAGGTGCAACAGCGTTGTCAGCAACGACTGTATCACCACTAACAGTAGTTGCACGTATGGCACGTCAAATGGACGTAGCAAACGTGGAAGCACGTGGACGTTGGATGGTTGTAGATCCTGTATTCATCGAGATGCTAAAAGATGAAGACTCACGTCTTCTAAATGCAGACTTCGGTGGTTCTGGTCTACAAAATGGATTGGTAGTAAACAACCTACACGGATTCCGTATGTATGTTTCTAACAACCTACCAGCCGCAGGTACTGGCGCAGGTACAACAGGTACAACTGCACAGTCAACAAACTACGGTGTCGTTATTGCAGGACAAGAAGACGCAGTTGCATCTGCAGAGCAGATCAACAAAGTCGAGAACTATCGTGATCCTGATTCATTCGCAGACATTGTACGTGGTATGCACCTTTACGGACGTAAGATTCTTCGTCCTGAAGCATTGGTGTCAGCCGTTTACAACGCTGCTTAATCGAGCTAAACTTAGAGGCTGGCCTAGTGCTGGCCTCTTTGTGCATTATCTAATTAAGAAGCTGTCATGTCTATAACAACATCTATGTGCAATACATTCAAGCAAGAACTCCTTGGAGGTGTTCACGACTTAGACACAGACACATTAAAGCTTGCCTTAATCACAGGTTCTCCTAGTGGAACTTATGGCAGCGCAACCACCAACTATTCTGACCTTGGTTCTGATGAAGCATCAGGAGCAGGTTACTCAGCAGGTGGAACTATTGTTAGCGGAGCTTCTATAACGTTAGATGGAGCAACAGCATTCGCTGATTTTTCAGATGTAACATTTGAGGATGTATCTGTAAATGCTTTGGGATGTCTGTTATATAACTCTTCTAAGAGCAATAAAGCAATAGCTGTGTTTTCGTTTACTACAGTAAAGAAATCAATTAATGCAGATTTCGTAGTATCGTTTCCTACAGCTGACTCATCAAACGCCATAATTCGAATAACGTAAAGGAGAAAACAAATGGCAACTTTTAATAAAATCGCTGACTTCGTTGAGAACGCAGTAGAGGAAATGAACTTAGGTAGTGACCAGTTTGTAGTGGCACTATCTAATACAGATCCAGCTAATGAATCACCTACACCTACAAGTGATGGTAATGGTGTTTTAGGTAGTGTTACTCAAATTAGTAACTATGCTAACTGTTCTTCACGAAACATCACTACAACATCATCATCACAAACTGGTGGTACATATAAGCTAGTATTAGCTGACTTAACACTTACTGCTTCAGGTGGTTCAGTTGGTCCATTCCGATATATCTATATCTATAATGACACATCAACTGTAGCAGCAGATGCCTTAGTTGGTTACTACGACTACGGTTCATCTATCACATTGAATGATGGTGACAGTTTTACTATCGACTTTGATGCAACTAACGGTGTCATTCAGCTATCATAGGAACTTAAATGGCTTTTGTAATTGGTAACCGTATTAAGGTTGCGACTGGTACTACTGGTACAGGAACCGTAACCTTATCTACAACAGCCGAAGACGGATTCCAAAATTTTGCTAACGGCGGCATTGCTAATAGTGATGTCGTTCGTTACACTATTGAAGATGGAACTGACTTCGAGATTGGTAACGGTACATATAATTCAGGTACAAGTACCTTAACAAGAACACTACTGGAGAGTAGTACTGGATCTCTGCTAAATCTTAGTGGAGATGCTATTGTTTTTGTAACTGCTGCTGCAGAAGATTTACAACTAAAAGACAGTAGTGGTAATATAAGTGTCTCTGGTAACATAACTGTTACTGGAACTGTAGATGGTCGTGATGTTGCAACTGACGGTACTAAACTAGATGGTATAGAAACAGGTGCAACTGCAGACCAAACAAAAGCTGATATTGATGCGTTGAATATAAATGCAGATCAATTAGATGGTTCAGATGGAACTTATTATCTAAACTATAATAATTTTACTAATACACCTACAATACCTTCTGCTGCTAATAATGCTACAATTTCACTTAGTGCTGGAACAGGATTGAGTGGTGGTGGTAGTTTTACGACAAATCAAAGTTCAGCAGATACTATTACATTCAATCTTGAAGCTCCATACACTTACATAGACACAGCAACAGGTAACTACGGAACTGTTAAAGTAGACGATGATCGTGGTGTTCTTTGGGCTGGATATGCCATTCGTGATGATTGGGTGTTTATGTCTAGTGGTTCTAGCACCTGTGGTATTTATAATGACACTGATAATGAGTGGGCAATATATATTACAGCTAATGGTTCGGTTTCTTTACGTTACGATAATTCTAATAAGGTAACAACCACAAGTACAGGAGTTACTATAAGTGGAGCACTCTCAGCAACAGGTGATGTTTCTGCTTTTTCTGACTATAGATTAAAAAGTGATATAGAGCCTTTATCAGGTTCACTTGATGCTGTTTGTAAATTACAAGGAGTTAAATATACAAGAAACTCCGATGGACAAAAACAAATTGGATTTATTGCTCAAGATGTAAAAGAAGTAGTTCCAGAGCTAGTATTAATTACAGAAGAAGAAGACGGCTTAAAAGATGTACATTCTATGAAGTATGGAAATACTGTAGCTCTTCTAGTAGAGGCCATTAAAGAGCAACAGGAGATAATAGAAAAACTTAATGTAAGATTATCTACATTAGAAGAGAAACAAGATGGTACTTCAAACTAGTGGTGCAATAACTTTAAATGACGTTCAAACTGAATTTGGTGGTAGTAATCCTATTGATATAAGTGAGTACTACAGAGGTGGTACTTTAGTACCTGACACTGCTGCTAACTCAGGTATTCCCACATCTGGAAATATACTTCTATCAGATTTTTATGGTGGTGATGCTACT